AGATTCTGTGTCCTCTTCCTTTCCGTCGTACGACGAGTTCGGATGGGATGATATATCTGTTGAGAGATTCCAGAAGCTCCACGAGGAGTCATTGGCAATGAGGGAAAGGAGTGTGTTCTTTGATGCTTGTGAGGTGAAGAAGGATGATGAGATAGTTGATGATGGTCGACAGCATGTTGAGCTCTCCGCTTCCTTTAAGGAACGCGTGAAAACAAGGTATCGTGAACTGTACCTGAATGCTGTCGAGGTAGCGATGGAGGAGAAACCGGATGTGAAGTTGGTTGCCTTGGCCGAATCCTTAAAGGTTCGTGTAATATCCAAGGGTCCTGCTTTTACGTACTTCGTGTTGAAGCCGATTCAGAAATTCTTGCACAACCGTATGAGACGGTTCAGGACGTTTTCTTTTGGGCCGGATAAACCTGTGACTGCTGAGGGACTTACCCAGTTCTTCTTTCCTCGTCCTTTGACTGAGGAGCAGTCCAGAGATCCGCTCTTAGGGCGCCTGTTCCATTCCCTCGATTACGAATCCGCTACTGATCTCCTTGATCCTGAGGTGTCAGAGCGCGTTGCCTCTGCAATTTGTTCTGTTGTGTTTCCACGTATCCGAGTACACCTGCGTGCAGTGCTTACGCGTCTCTTCACAATGGCCCTTACGGGTCATATGGTGGAAGGCGCACCGCAGGAGTGGGGTCAGCTAATGGGCTCCATTGTCTCTTTTATTGTGTTGTGTGTTGCGAACGCAGCAGTTTGTCGGGTCTCATACGAGATATCCGAGAACGTGCGGTCTAACTTGGAGGATTGTCCCGTCACTGTCAATGGTGATGATGGATTGGTACTGGCTTCGGCGAAGTTCAGTGAGGTTTGGCAATCTGTTGCCGCCTCTGCTGGATTGAAACCGTCCATTGGAAAGACTTACTCACACCCCGTCTACGCTAACATCAATTCGACTTCGTTCGAGTTTGATGAGGAGACTGTCTCCCTTAAACTGATTCCCTATGTTAACATGGGTCTCGTTTTTGGTTTAAAGAGAAGTGGTGGTGCTGTTGATCTCGTGGAGGAAGATGGAACGGAGACGGAATATTCTGCATCTATTGGTGCAGTTCACCGTCAACTTCTTAACTCCTGTCCCAGTAATCTCCGCATACAATTGCATAAACTGTTCCTGGATGAGAACAGGCAGAGATTGGAAAAGGTTCGTGTTCC